ACATCCGCCGGGCTGGCCATTGGCTATACCTCCGGCGAGGCTGTAACTCAGCTCACAAGCAAGGCAACAGGCGTAACCGTGAACGCTCCATCAGGGGCGATCACAACTCATAACGCATCACTGGCCGGCAACGCTGAGGTGACTTTTACCGTCACCAACAGCTCTGTTACCGCTAGTGACGTGGTTCTGGTCAGCGTCCAGTCTGGCGCGAGCACAGGTCTCTATCTGGCGTTTGTGTCAGCCACTGCTGCAGGGAGTTTTGATGTCACACTCTCAAACCTCGGTTCAACCGCTGGTGAGGTCGTGGCCATTAACTTTGCAGTGATGAAGGCTGCAGCCTGATAACCATGGGGCTCTACGCTTTTAGGAGGAAGGCGAAGGAGCAGGGAGCAGCAGCAGCCACCGCTAAGGCTGCTGCTGCTCCGGCACCGGAGGAGACCAGCAAAAAGGAATCGACCGATGGCAATCGTAATCGTCGCAACAGCAGGAGCCGCAAACGCAAACTCTTACCTGACGCTGGCTGACGCTGATGCGTTGGTTGATGCAATGGTATTGAGTTCTGATGCCTCGAAATGGGGCACAGGCAATGATGACTCACGGAACAGGGCCCTGACAGCCGCTACGCAGCGGCTAGACCGTGAGCGGTTCCTTGGTGCTCGGGCAACTGATACGCAGGCGTTGCAATGGCCACGGACAGGGGTACGCAAGCCTGACACCTACTCAAGCCGATATTCAACCGGCTTCCCGTTTACGATCACGGCGGATTATTACACTGACACCGAAATTCCAGATCAGATCAAAAGGGCTCAAATTGAGCTGGCGGTCTATCTGCACAACAATAAGGACGGCATCAGCTTGAGCGGTCTGGAGGATTACAAGAGCCTTTCGATCGGCAGCATCAGCATCACGCCGAATCTCACATCAGGAGCTGTTGGGGCTGACCGCGTGCCGCCAATGTATGAAAGGTTGCTCACATCGCTTAGAATCAGCGGGCCTGGCAACATCGCAATCAGAAGGAGCTAAGACATGCCTTACAGCTACAACGCCGACGACATCACCGCTATCAGACAGGCTGATGGCAGCTATGCGAGCAGCGTTGTCCAAGGGCTGCAGATCCCCAAGCATGATTATGTTTCATTCAGTCCAGCTGCAGCGCCAAGCACTGGAACTCAAGACGTAGTTTTCAAGACGGGAGGCGCGTCAGGTACCACGGTGGCAACCTTGACGTTGACCTATTCAAGTGGAAACCTTTCCAGCGTTGCTAAAGTTTAGTTATGGGCTATAAGTTCAACCCGTTTACAGGCAATCTCGACGAGGTAGGGGCTGGCGCCACAGCTTTTGCAGTCCTGGGGACTGTGGCGACTGTTGAGGACTTGCCTGGCGGTGCTGCTCAGAGTGATGTTTATCTGGTCGAAGATAACGATAATTTCTACGTCTGGGACGGTTCTGCATGGACTTCTCTAGGCACGTTGGCCGGACCTCAGGGGCCAGCCGGGGCGACTGGTCCAGCAGGCGCTGATGGAGCTGATGGAGCTGATGGCGTAGGGGTTATCACCGGGGGCACTACAGGCCAGGTTTTAGCGAAAGCCTCTAACACTGATTACGACACCGAATGGGTCACCCAAGCTGAACAAGATGTCTACATCATCGCCTGTAGCGATGAGGCCACGGCGCTCACCACAGGGACTAATAAGGCACGATTCAGGATGCCGTTTGCTGGCACGCTCACTGCAGTGAAAGCTAGCGTTAATACCGCACCGGTCGGCAGTACGTTAGTTGTTGACATCAACGAATCCGGCACGAGTGTACTGAGTACCAAGCTTTCGATCGATGCCAGCGAAACCACATCTGCCACTGCTGCCGTTCCTGCGGTGATCAGTGATTCAGCATTGTCTGATAATTCAATCATCTCAATTGATATTGATCAGATCGGGAGCGGCACGGCAGGCGAGGGCCTGAAGGTAACTCTGTACGTCACGCGAGGTGTCTGATGTCTGTCATTTGCGTTAATAGCTTCATATCCTTTGCGGGGGCATTAGTTGATACTGCAGCCATCACCTACGGCATCACAAGTGCTGGTGGCACGTTTAACCTCAGGTCTTCAGGAACTGTTGATTATGAAGTTGATTGGGGTGATGGTGACGTTGAAACAAGCACACTTAATGTATTACCTCATACCTACGCTGCTGGTAATTATGTTTTAACCATTGATAGTGATGATGTTTATAGGCCGTATTTTAACAGCAGTGGGGATGAAGATCAGATAACGTCTGTTGCGATTGGTGCTGGCGCTGATTTAGGGACGGATCTGACTAGCGCTTGGGCCGGTGCAAACAACATGACTTCATTCACATGTCCATTCGATGTGACAAGTTCGGTCACGAACTTTTTCCGCGCCTGGTTCCAGTGTTCCGGGCTTAGCAGCTTCGCCCTGATCGATACCTCTAGCGTGACGAACTTTGCCAGCACCTGGAACCAGTGTTCCGGGCTTAGCAGCTTTCCCGCGATCGATAACGGTAGCGGGACGAACTTTTTCCGCGCCTGGTTCGAGTGTTCCGGGCTTAGCAGCTTTCCCGCCAATATGTTTGATACGACAGGAACACTTAGTGCTAACGCATTTAAAAATGCTTGGTCAGGCTGTGCACTTACCGCTCAATCAATTGAGAACATTCTTGTCAGTCTGGACACGAACGGTGCTTCTAACATCGTACTTGGCATCAGCGGCGGCACTAACGCAGGAAAAACTACTTGGTCTACTGCCGCCAATACTGCTTACACCAACCTGATCAATAAGGGTTGGACGATCTCCTTTAACGCTTGATGATTATGGACAATACCTATTACGTTTGCCACGGACCTGATGTAGTCCACTACGTTGAATCTGATGGAGCTTCAACAGTGACAAGCGGTCAACCAAACATCGAACAATTTGATGACGAACAAGAAGCCAGAGCCCGTGCTGAAGAGCTGGGTTATGTATTCACAATCGTAGAAGATCCCTACCGGGTTTCTGCATGAGCATTGCAACGTCGCTGCAAAAGGCAGTACAAAAAGCAATGAAGCGCTTAGGCGGTGAAGTCACGGTTCAGACCGTTTCTGGCGGCACCTACGACACGGCGACAGGGCAGATCAGCGAAAGCATTAGCAGCAATGAAATAAACGGGGTGTTGCAGGGCGTTTCAGCTAGAGAAGTAAATGAGCTCATTCAGTCCGGTGACAAGCGGCTGATCATTGCGGCGGCTGACGCTGCGGCTGTACCGACGACGCAAGACCGCGTTTTGATTTCTAGCGTTTCGTATGAAGTGATAAAGATCGACACCATTGAGCAAGACAATGAGCCAATCACTTATGAGCTAATTTTGAGAGGATAGTTATGGCACGGCAGATCGATTTAGGCGACATTTCAAAGCTTGCAGAAGATGAGCTTGAAGAGCTGGTCATTTTTGCGGCAAAGGTTTGGACAAAGGAGGTTATAGAGAAAACACCTGTAAGCAACTACACCCAAGCAGAGATCGATTCGATGCCTGAGTTTTTCAAAGTTGACGGGAAAACTGTCCCGTTGGGCAAAGCTTTGAGAGAGCGCACTACTGGAGGGATTTTGCGCGGCAACTGGCGTCAAGTGAAGATCAGCAAAACACGGATCGAAATTCAAAATAATTTGCCTTATGCCGAGCCAGTGGTCTACGGGAAGAATCTCCCGCCATCGTGGCGAGGCGTTTACCGGACAAGGCAGAACCCGCCGACGATCCCCGGCTATCCAGACATTTTGGCTAAAGAGATCGCCGCGTTTCAGATCCCCGCCAGAATTGAGCTCATACGCCGTAGGAATCGCTGATGGCTGCCGTTGATCTCAATACCGTTCGATCGATCATTGAGGGGCGGCTTGCGACTGAGCTGGCGCTTTCCCCGGCGATCCCTGTGGTGTTTCACAACATGCCGGACAATCCTACGGCCCGATCGTCATGGGTTCAATGTCTTGTGCAATTCGGCGGGAACCAATATCTGAGCCAGGGCCTGACGGCAAGGGGCAGCACTAAAGTAATCGGCGTTCTGCTGTGCAACATCTTCACCCCTAAAGGGGTTGGCCCTGGCGCTAATTATGCGATTGGGAACCGCATCCGAGATCTCTACAATAGGGCCATAGTTTCTGGTGTCTTCTTTGACGCTGCTGACGGCCCTGCAGTTGTGGATTCTCCTCAACCGGAACCGTTTTTTCAAACAAGGGTTTCCGTAGCCTTTGAATTTATCGAGGATCTTTGACCAATGGCAACAATCAGAGGAGAGCAGGGCGCCGTTCAATTCGACGCCGCAGGTTCAAGTAATGCAACCGTCGTAGGGACTCGCAGTTGGTCGCTCAGCACTACTAAAGCAGTTCTGGACACGACGGTTCAAGGTCAGACATCCACAACTGTCGTCGGCGGATTGGTAGGAGGATCGGGCTCGGTTGAGTTGGTCTACGATAAAAGCGCTACAGGCCAATCTGCATTTATGGCTGAGGCCATTAGGGCCAACGATCCAGCAACGGCGACCTTTGAGCTGTTTCTTACAGGGACAACATCAGGATCTGATTCAATCTCCTTTGCCGGTCTGATCGAAAGCATGGAGCTTGGATCTACTGTTGGTGATCTGGTAACTGTTAATTGTTCGTTTACCGTCAACGGCGACATGACATCAGACGCATAGGGAAGTATTGTTTTATGAATAGTTGGTATTAAATGGCTAGGAACCGCGCCGTTGATTTGCTGGTTGGGGAATTTGATCTCAACCAGCGCCGTAAGTTTGACGTAAAGAATGCAGACGGCAAGGTTGTGATTAGCTTGTATTTCAAGCCCATCACAAGGGCCGATCGCAAGAAATCGCAGCAATTAGCCGGTACTGATGAAGCGTTAGACCTGAGCACCCAGATGCTCTGCCAAATGGCAGAGCTTGAGGACGGCTCGCAGGCATTTGCACCGGCTGACGCGCCAAAGCTGCAGCGGCAGTTACCTGAAAGCGTGCTGAATGAACTGGAGCTTTTTCTGTTTGGTATTGGCGAAGAGGCCAGCCTTGAAGACGCAAAAAACGACTGAGGCAGGATGGGTGGCTCTTTTTTGAGTTCCACCTAGCCTGCGAATTAGGCATGACCGTTAGCAGACTGCGGACAGAGCTGACTGATGCTGAAATGGTGCATTTTGCTGCATATTACGAGTTGAAGTCAGAAAGAGAGCAGCAAGCGATGGACCGCGCAAAAAGGGGAGGCCGGTAGAATAGGGCCATGGCTGAATCGATCGTCAAGCTTATTGTTGATGCCACGCAGGGCGTCAGATCGCTTGGGCGGTTCAAGAAAGCAACGGGGGAAGCAGCCCAGAAGGCAGAGTTATTACAAAAATCCGTATCAAAAGCCGGAGCATCCGCTAAAAGGTCAGCGAAGGGGATCGACGCCGTTGACAAGGCGGCTGGCAAACTCACATCAACTGTCACAAAACTGACAGCGGCTTTCAGCTTCGTTCAAGCGGCAAGGTTTGTTTTTGTTAAGACCGCTGAGATCGAAAAGCAGTCAAAGAGCATAGAAGTGCTGACGGGCTCAGTCGATAAAGCTAAAAGCATAATCAAAGAGCTTCAAGATTTTGGGTCGGTTACGCCTTTCACCAGCTCTGAATTAATTGAAACCGCCAAGCGCTTAAAAGCATTCGGAGTTGATACTGAGAAGCTAGTTGATACTACTAAGCGCCTAGGGGATGTTGCTGGTGCGACTGGTGCAGATCTAAGCGGCATAGCAACGGCTTACGGTCAAATCCAGGCAAAAGGAAAACTTCAAACAGAAGAGCTTTTGCAACTTCAAGAGCGTGGGGTTGACCTTGCAGGAGTTCTGAAAAGAGAATATGGATTGACGGGCGAAGAGTTCAGCAAGGCTTTGCAAAAAGGACAAATCAGCGCCGAAGCAGCTGAATTTGCGCTGCAAAAATTAACCGAAGCGGGAGGCCAGTATGCAGGGGGAGCGATTGCTCAGTCTGATACGTTGTCAGGCAAATTTAGCACTTTGCAAGATAATATCGACAGTCTTGCTAGAAGACTTGGATCAGTGTTGAGCCCAGCAATCAAAGGAATAGTCGATCAAGCTATCGGCGCACTTAACGCATTAAATCAGCGCTTTGCGGCTGATCAAAGGTCTAAAGCTTTTGGACTTAATATTCAACAGAGAAAAAAGATCCTTAGGCAAGCCGAGGAAGAGGCAAAAGAAATTGCTTTAATACGCGGAGGGGGCAAGCTTGACCCAGCAGTTTTTAATCAATTAAAGCAAGAAAGAGAAAGAGATTTGATAGAGGCTTACGGATTTGAGCAAGGCTTGGTGACTCCTGAAATAGTTGCGCCTAAGGCTGCAAAGCTTCCATCCTTATCTGCAGAAACCAGCAAAGGCACAGGACGCACAGGCAGCGCAGGCCGCACAGGCCCAGACCCTGTGGAAGAGGCTAGAAAGCTGGCGCAGCTTTCAAGGGATAGAGTTCAAGCTTTTGAGAATCAAGCGTTACTCGCGAGTGCAGTGAATGAAACTGAAAGAAAGAATTTTCAGCTAAATATTGACATCGCAGAACTGCAAAAGAATGCGAAAGGTTTTGCTCAAGAGGATGTCGATGCACAAATCGCGGCAAGAATTGCGTTGGAAAACAAGCGGAACGAGGCAGAAGCCTACAAGAAAACAATTGCAGAAACTGCAAAAGAAGATGCCGATTCTTTGGCCAGATTCTTGAGTGATTTTGATGCAGCATTTCAAGAGCTCGACGCAAAAGCAGAAGCGCAAGGCGAAAAGATGAAAGACGTCTATAAAGGCATCGGAGACTCTATTCAAAATGGTGTCGTCGATGCTTTAACCGCTGCTGTAGATGGTACAAAATCTCTCGCAGAAGTCGCATCAGCAACATTAAAAGACATCGGAAACATGTTTATAAAGCTTGGAATCAACCAATTATTTAACTCTTTAGGTTCAGGCGGTGGCTTTTTGGGCCAGCTGTTTGGTCCCGCAAAAGGAAACATAATTGCTCAAAATAAAGTCGTACCGTTTGCTAAAGGCGGTATCGTAGGGGAGCCGACGATCTTCCCCTTGGCAAATGGTACGGGGCTGATGGGGGAAGCTGGCCCAGAAGCGATCATGCCCCTTAAACGAAGCCCTAGCGGTCGTTTAGGCGTTGAGGTTGCTAGCACCCGCGAACAGCTGAACAATCAGCAAGCCGTTGCTAGCACCCGCGAACAACTGGGCCGCCAACGAGCCGTTGCTAGCACTCGCGAACAGCTGAACAACCAGCAAGCCAAAGCCATGCAACCGCTGGACATTCGTTATGAATCGACGGTCATAAACAACGTCGAGTACGTCACAGCAGAACAGCACCGCAAGGGCATGGCGCAGGCAGCCGAGCGCGGACGGGCAATGACCCTAACGACGCTACAAAATAGCCCTAGAACTCGCAGCAGGGTTGGTATCTAATGAGCGCGTACGCCTTTGTCAACTACGTTCGTTTTAAGACGCAAGCCGATGTTTACACCGGCACGCCATATCAAAATTTCAGCGTCAATCAGACTCGCACTTACGGCGGTGTGACCTATAACTTTGCACCGTTTGCCGTCTCATCTGGCGGCGGTGCTCGCGGCGGTGAACGCTCCAATGCTGCACTGGTCGCCGGTACGGATGCGATCTCTGTAAATCTGTTCGCAGAAGCGGTCCAGAGCCGTTACATCTTGGAGATCAAGACTGTCAGCCTCGACCCGCTGACGTTTGCAGACGAGGCATTGATTTCAACTGAAACATGGCGCATTGCGTCGTATGAAATGGACACAACAACGATAACTATGCGTTTGACATCACCACTTGATGCAGCAAAAGCTCAAATCCCTCGGCGCACATTGAGCACAGAATTGGTTGGAGCATTGCCAACCAGCGGGACATTGGTTATCGGTTGATGTGGCATCGTTGGATTGGTCTTCCTCATGAGTTTCGAGCGGATCCTAATGACGGTCAAGCGGCTGACTGTCTGATCATGACCTGGCACGTTTTAGATGCTGCAGG